AGGAGCAAATAGCCTGACGCATTTGTTCGTACTCTGTAATGCGTTCCCCAAACGACCTGCTGCAAACAATTTCCTGCTTTGCTGGCGCAAACTCCTCCAGATCCAGACATGGCTCACCGCGAAGCTCTCTGACGGTTCGCTCGAGTACCACGTTAAAGTGTTTGCGGATAATCCATGTGCTTTGTTCTGAGAGGTCCAGAGCTGTTTTGATGCCCATAGCATTGAGCTTCTTGGTGATGCGCCTGCCGACGCCCCACACGTCCTCTACTGGTACCAGAGCCAACAACCGACGTTGCCGATCGACATTCGAGAGATCAACAACGCCGCCCGTCTGCCGCTGCCATTTTTTCGCGGCATGGTTAGCCAGCTTAGCGAGGGTTTTCGTCTGCGCGATGCCAACGCCAACGGTGAGGTGAGTACGCTTCTGAACCGTAGCACGGATCTCTTTGCCGAACTCCGTCAGGTCCCGGCAGTTGCGAACACCAGTCAGGTCGCAAAAAGCTTCGTCGATGCTGTAAATTTCGACGCGAGGGCTCATTTCCTCCAGTGTTGTCATTACCCGATTCGACATATCAGCATACAGCTCATAGTTGCTGCTGAAGCAAACAACGCCCGCGCGCCGGAAAAGCTCTTTTTGCTTGAAAAATGGCTCCCCCATGGTGATTCCTGCCGCTTTTGCTTCTGCGCTGCGTGCGATTACACAGCCATCGTTATTTGAGAGAACAACAACAGGCCGCCCTCTCAGGTCCGGCCTGAATACAGTCTCGCATGATGCGTAGAACGAATTCACATCACAGAGCGCAAACATATTCAGCTCGCAGATTTAACGATGAAAGTCACGACGCCGAAAACGTCCAGCGTATCTTCGCTACCGACGATGATCGGTGAGTATGCGCTGTTCATCGGATTGAGCTGAACAGTTGGACGCAGTTGAAGACGTTTAACAGTAAATTCCCCATCCACAGCCGCAATGACAATGTCTCCGTGTTCAGCAGTCCGTGAGCTATCAACCACCAGCAGATCACCGTCGCTGATCCCCGCTTCTATCATCGAATCCCCTGCGGCTTTAACGAAATACGTTGAGCTGGGATGGGAAACAAGCAACTCATTAAGATCAATACGCTGCTCTACATAATCAGCTGCGGGGCTGGGAAAACCACATTGCACCAAATCGCTGTATAGTGGGATTGCGATAATTTCTCGCAGTTCAGTAGGCCTGATAAACTCCATTACGCATACCTCAAATACTGTTTATATATACAGTAGTTTCGTTTCTGTCAGCGCGCAATACACCTTAGTCGTAGCGACTGTTTAAAGCTTCACCGCTTCGTTTCTAAGTTTCTATCAGGCTTCGAATTATTATTTTTGTAAATTTTCCGACTTGAATCCTAGATGCACAAATTTAAGCCGGTTTGGATGCAGGGAATTTTTTATACAGCGTGCACACCGCTACGTCGTAAATAATCGCCACCTGCTTTCTGTCCACGCCGTTTGAAATCAACCTGCCAGCCTGCGCCCATTGCTCTGGGGTTAACTTCGGACGCCTGCCACCTACCTGCACATAGCAGTTAACCAGACGCCCCATCGCTTAGATGGGATTCACCACATGCATAACCTACTCAGGTTATATTCATGCGGTCAATAGTTTATCTGTGTGGGCAAAAAAAAGCCTGCTCGGACAGCAGGCATAGTTGCTAAGTTGGCAATAGCTGAGAGAGTGGTGCCGGGTGCCTCCCGGTGAGAATTACTCCAGCAAACATTCCCGCGTCTGAGAGGTTTCCTTTTCAGGTAACTGCTGGAACGCCCCTCCGCATAGGGGGATTCACCACCAAAATGCTTTCAGAACACATCCATTCCGCAGGATGCTTAAAAAGCATATGTGCAGTACAAAGAATCTGCCAAGTAATCAGATGAATATATTCATTTCAGTGGCGCAGACAGTGGGCCTTCAATCACTTCAGCCTCACCGTTATGGCAAATATCATCACCTCGTGTCAGATGCCAGACACCAGTTATTGTCTGGCCCGTTTCAAGGTCCTCAGTGATACCGTCGGTGTAGTAAGCTACCTGCACTAGGCCGTTGTGCTGTATCCAGTAGAAACCTTCTTTCATTGCTATCTCCTCAGTGTGAGGATTTGATTATATGGCGGCGGTGTGAGTGATGGTGTTAGAAATACTAAATCGTTAATGAAGTAATACTCTGGTCCGCCATCGAGGATTCGAACCCCGAACCACAGAGGTAGAAGCTCCGTGCTCTTTCCAGTTGAGCTAATGGCGGAAAAAAAAGACCAGCATGGGTTGCTGGTCATGGGTCATGCAGTTGTCTCTGCGAAGCAGGTGTATCTCCACCAAGTGTTATCAGTATCGAGAGCATTATCGAATGCCACATTAATTATAGCACCGATTAAAAACTCACTCTGACAAAGGCCATCAGGAATGATAAGCCCGCAGAGACAGTCACACCGACTGTTCCCTGTGGCTCACCCTGAAAGGCTCTGTGGTTGAATTGCGCCGAACGTGGCGCGGATATGAAAAAGGCCGCCTTTAGGCAGCCCCTCAAATGACAAAACCCCGTCGTAGCGAGGTTTTCGAATCGTTTTAAGTCCGTGTCCAAGTGACCACTCTTAACAGACTACAATAGATTTTGCGTAACGCGTTAGTGATTTTGAATTCTTTTTTATGTAGATTACGAAGCTGTACTGCCCACAGACAAGAAATGCCTAGAAAACATACTAAAACAGGAAAGTTATGGAAAAGACTACTTCCTTCAAAGTTTTTTATGATGCTGATGATAAAGAACTTTCTAAACATGCAATCGATGCGGAAACTTTAGGAAACTCTATTCTTTCCATGGCTAACCTTATATCCAAAGCCGATGACTTACTTAACGAAGGTGGAAAATCAGTAAAGGTCCTGGTTTCTGCTCCTGTTGAAAAAGGGTCTGTTGGTGTTGCATACACTGTTGTACAACTTCTTCCAGATGCCATTGACGTTCTAAAAACTATTGGCATAGTCGGTGCTGTAGGAACTGCTGTGCACGCTTCTGCACTGTCCCTAATACGACATCTTGGTAGTAAGAAAGTAATTTCTGTGACGCGTCACACAGGTAAAAAGAAAGGGATAGCCACCTTAGAATTAGATGGCGAAGATATTGAGTGCTCAGCTCCTGTTGCGGCTCTGGTCACAGACCCTGCCATTCGCAATGCACTTATCGCAGTTGTGCAAAAACCTCTTGAAGGTAAAGACTCCCCTGTCTTCAAAATTGTTGATAGTAAAGGTAAGGAAATTGTCCGACTTGAGGGCGATGAAACTGAAGAAATAAAACCCGTCCCTAAAGGCACTTTACTAGAAAAAGACGTTGAAATTAAGGAGGTTAACGTGAAATTTACCCAAGTTAACTTCCACAGCGAGAAAGGCTGGAGAATGGAGTATAAAAACGAAGAGCACTCTGTACTACTTACAGACTATGAATTTTTAGCTAAAGTAAGGGGTGCAGAGGGAACCATAACAAGTGAAGACCTTTTCTCAGTATCTTTAGAGATTACCAAAACCACCTCAGCTAGAGCTTCCGCAGAGAAGTATGTTATCAAGAAAGTTATCCGGCATCGAGTTGCTCAAGGTAAAAAACTAATATAATCAAAATGATACAATCACAGTTAACACAAGTTATATTTTGGCTGGGGCTGATTGCAGCGCTCCCGGCCTTCTATCGCTTTGTGTACGCTGGTTCCTCTTTGCTATGGCACAAATATTTCCCTGTAAAGAAAATTGAGATACAGTTGGTTAACGAAGATAAGGCATTGATTGAAAACATTGTTCTAGACCTTGATAAGCAGGATGCCAAGAGGGTTATCGAGCTAATTGAATCAAGCCGTAAAAAGGGTAAGGTTCGCTGATGAGTGAACCAAAGAAAGGTATCCTTACCACCAGCAATGGTATAACTACTGGTGGTTTAGGAGCAGCTTTAACAACTCTTGTCCCCGCATTGTTGCCTGACCCAGCGGATACGTGGAGACCCTTCCTTTACGCATTAGCGCCTATTATTTCTGCCATCATTACCTATTTCATGGCATGGGTAGTTAGCCGCCATGGGCTCGAATCTCCGGCCGAAGCTGCGCTTAGAAACCGTCTTCTAAGAGATTTAAAAGGTATAGATGAACAACTGTCCAGCCCTCATCTATCTGAAGCATTCAGAGCTGAGTTATTGTCAGATAGAGAGAAAACAGTTAGAGGACTGGTCAACATAGGCAAGACTGTGATTGTCACACCCGTAACAAAGGATAGCGTTGATAATAGTGATAACTAATATAAACGGCCCGAAGGCCATTTATAATTTTACTCGTCCATTTGTAACCTGATATCTAACATAGCTAAACAACCTTCAACGAACCCCTCTGCCATCTGGAATTTAATTCGAACCATCCCTTCAGATAACTTAAGTTTACGGCCGATTCCTCGCTTCGAAACACCCTTTACGTAATGATCAAAGATAAGTTCGTATTCATCGGGACGCTTCAATTTCAACCGAGCGAGGCAACTATCAATAATAAGGGCATCGTCCTCTGTACACTTAGGCATAGCTCCACTCTCTGGAAGAAGCCCCTTAAACCCTGCTGCAATCGGAGAATAACCTACATCTGCTTCTATTTTGTATTTTGACCAATTACCCCAACGTACCAATACCATCTGAATATCACGCATGTTATCTCCACTTTTCATGCTAATACGCCGATTGCCAGCGCACGATCTAAAAACCGAAACAGCAGCGTTAACTGGTCGCCGTATTTCGCTTCAAATGCCACGGGATCAGCGTGTAACTCGTCGTGATGCGCTCTGCACAGCGGTATCACAAACAGGTCATGCGCTTTGGTACCCATTCCACCCTGCCCGTGGCCTATCAGGTAGTGGGGGTCATCTGCCGGGTTATTGCAGCAACTGCACTGCTGCGACTTCACCCAGCGGGTGTATTTCTCGTTTTCCCAGCGTCGGCGCTTTGGCCTCAGCATGAAAGATTCCGGCGTTTCAGGATCGACCTTCACCGCCACTATCTTTTTTGCCTTCTCCTGAAAGATTTGCGTAGCCGGTAATGACGGGACAATGTCGCTTTCCCTCATCACTGAACTATGCTGTTCTGGCTTGATTCTGAGTGCTTTACTCGCCACCGATTCAGGAACAAGGTCAGCCAAATCATTACGTACCATCCACCAGCAGAACTCAGGAAGCGAAAGAGTGTGGTCAGCGCTGAAACCTAAATCAATATTTACCCTTTCCAGCAGCCATTTTACCAGGTTCTGCATGGCAATTCCTGCCAGTCTTTCAGTGGTTTGCTCACGTAAATGGTTATCACACGACCAGCAAAGACGAATGCTCCCCGGAGCGTGGCGCATTACCGTAAAGTCACTGGCATGCCAGTCAGTGTGAGGCCACTGGCATTCAAATTTTCTCTCCAGCCAGGCATCAAGGCTACTCAATCCACCAGCTCGCTGAATGACCCTCTCGTTAACGAAAATAGCCTGCATGTTGGCATCGTCAGTCAGGGGCTGGTGGGATTCAGGGATTAATCCAGATGGCAGATGCTGGATGGCTTCGGATGGTGGCTCAATAACTACCCTTCCCTGACGGAATAGCCAGAGCAGTTCGGTACCAGGACGGAACAGAACCACTCCAGACATTGGCGCAATTTCTGGTGTCAGTATGGCTCTCACGCAATTTGCCTCTTAGCGACATGTTCTGCCCAAAGTCCACCTATCCAGCGCACCCCTTTCGCCGTGAAACGAGACTGATTGAACGCATAGTTGGTCTGGTTGGTGGTCCCGGTCTTAACTTCAAATCGGCCTGCTTCGATGTGTTTACTCTTCGGAGTAAGCACGCGGTTCAGGCGGTACATGATGCCATTCTCAATGAGGAACATCGCGAACTCGGGTTCTTTGGCGTTAAGGAGCTTGGCAACCTGCCGGAATGTCATTGACCCAGTAGCTTTGACGTAGCGATCAACAAATTCAGCCTTCGGTGCGGCTATTGCCAGTTCTTCACTCAGACGTTGCTTCTGTTCAGCAAGATCAGCCGCGAGCCTGAGTGCTTCAGGGAGTGTTTGGGGAACAACCATCCCGGCCCCGCTCTCCAGTTCCTGCCAGCGATCAACCAGACGGGCTGTAAACTCCGGGCACAGCTGCGCGACGATCACATAACTGTCTCGCTTGTTAACTTCGTAGTAATGGTAAGTCTGCTGGTTCTGAGGATGGGTGTACTGCATTGCAGCATACCCCCCAATAACGCCGGATTTCATCAGTCGCTCGATGGTTACGCAGACATTGCTGTGACGGGAATCGACCAGCTTCGCAATTTCACGACTGGACATCGTTATCTGATGGCCTATTGCGGCGGCATGGTGCGTTGGACACGTTACGGTGATGTTCATCTGATTCATGCTCTTCTCCACTTATCAGGCGGCTGCACCCGCCAGAGGTTCATGTTTCTTGATGGATATTTCTACACGTCCACCCGGTACCTTCGGCCCCCACTCCTCCAGCATTCTCTGCACCTGGCTGTCATCCTCCCAAATGCCTGCGTGCGTGAGCGCGTCAAACAACGCCTTGTTGTAGTTGTCGATGTCGCGGCGGCGTTCGTCTGGTGGGTACAATATAATTTCGACGGCAGCAGGTGCTGTTGATGGCTTTGGAAGGAAGCGAAGCTGCTCGACAATGGCGACACAGGCCGCGCTTTGATATGCCCTGCCTTTGGCGCTGATCAAATGGCGGCCCTTTAACGGCCCCTTATTCGGGGCTCGCCAGTATGTGTTTACGCTCGGTGGGAACGGGAGCACCAGTTTCATAAACTCACTCCCTGTTGTTTCAGCCATTCAACAGCGTTATCTCTGGCATTGTCTCCGCCGGATAGCAGGTCTTTGATGATCGTTACTGGATCTGCATCCCTTTCCGTTTTGATGACGGTTAGCCTCTCGGGTGTGCGTACCGGTGAACCACATAGCCAGAACTGCATCATCGGCAGCCAGATCCCAAACCGGCAAGCGCTTCATGTCGATCAGTTTCATCGTGTCGTAGTGATCTTCTGCTGCACCGTTACTGGCTTTGTTGTCATAGAGCCAGGCTGGGTCAGCGTAAATCAGTGAGTATTTCATCAGAGATTCCTCGCTCGGCCAGCCAGACACCATGCATCAGAGGGTGCTTTCACTTTCGGCGCCATGCTCAGGCAACGCTGACGCTCAATCAGTATTTTCATTCGCTGCTCTTCGTTATTAGAGCAGTTGAAGGCATCCATAAGAACTGTGGCTGCACGGTGGTAGAGCCCTTTTTCAAACAGGCCTTGAGCCTTATCCATCATCCTGGTTACAGCTGGATTCGGCGCTTCTTCCTGTTCCGATACAGCTGGTGTATCTGCCCGGTTAATTTTCAGTGCAGAACGCCCCTCGCTAACGTCACCACCCGGCGCTTTGGCAAAATACTGGTAGCACTTGCCGTTATGCTGGCGGGTTGCGCGATTCAGTTTGACCAGATGGCATACACCGCGCTGAACAGCGTGAACGTCGTACTGGGGCATTGATGCTGCGATCTGTTTGTTAGTTAACCCAGGGTTTTCAGCGATGAAAATTTGAATATCTTTCAGAAGGCTCATGAGTTCGCTCCTCTGAAGCCTGCCGGGATGGCTTTGTCTGGCTGACCGAATTTCAATGGATCTTGTTTGCGGACAGCGTCCCAGTCCTCACGCTTAGGTCGGCCTTTGCTATTCCAGCGCAACGCGTTCTGCAAATATCCTTCGAACTTGGTCGGCCTGAACAAAGTTGTTGGCTGCATGTGTTCGTAGTATTTCGTGTCTTTCCACTGCTCGTGCTTGTAATCAATAACCAACAGCAACTCATCGTGTGTGAAGTTCTCACGAAGTCTGGCGCGAATATTATCCAGGGAGCTTTTCCCCTTGCGGAATGTCTTACCAGTAACGTCATTGAGATGGTTGAGGATTAAGACTGCCTGACCAGTTATCAAATCAACCTGATTGACACATGCAGTGTCGGGTTGCGACGCAACCTGACAATTAGGTTTTTTATCTGATGGATCAGTAGTTGATTTTACTGACGGATCCCCACCAGATTCTGACGGGTGAAAACTGCCATTATTACTGTTTTTCGACACATCAAATTTTGACGGGTCGGATTTTGATGCATCAGATTTTGACGCGTCAGATTCTGACAGGTGAGAAAAGGCAGCTGCCTGTAATTTCGAAACATTGAGCTGGTAAACATTCGATGCATTGCGGTTGCCTTTACGACGCTGCTGGCGGGTTAACCAACCGTCTTTTTCCAGCTGAGATATAGCTGTGCGAACCGTGCTCTCGCCAGCACCAATCTGGCGCGCGATGGTAGCAATAGAAGGCCAGCTAACCCCTTCATCACTGCTGAAGTCTGCCAGGCGCGCCATGATGGCAACGCTGGACAGCTTCATGCCTGAAGAAGCGCAAGCGTCCCAAACGTAACCGGTTAATTTAGTGCTCATGGTCGTCCTTTAACTCTGTAAATTTACGCTGGAATTGCTCAAGAGGGCTGAAGCACTCATGATCGTACCCTTCGCGGAGGTATATAACGCGTCGGGTCTCGGGCTCCCATCTGATGACGCGCACCGGGACGCCATAGTGATCTCTGAAACGCCGGTTAAGTTCTCGCATAGCGCTCTCCCCTTCCGACGCCAGACACCCACAATCGCCATAGCCCTGCTGTGGTTACATGGAACCCAGCGGCCTGATACCATCCGCTCATACCGAAACGACGAGGTGCCAACAACGGGAATACCACGTAGTTGCGGGAGACGGTTGTTTACCGTTACACTGTTCATGCGTTAGTTTCTCCACTGATACGACACGCCAAGGGGCCCGGAGCTGCACACTCGCGGGCCTCACCCATTTCTGGGAGGCAATAAACACGGGAAATAAGGTTCAGGAACGTCATGAGAGTGACCCTGAACTGATATGCGATATCGTTAAGACTTTGCCACTCGCTCCGGTCAACCACACCATCTTCAATGTAATGACGGTAAGCGTTGACCAGCTCACCAAGCCTCCCCACCAGCTCGGCCAGTTTCAGGCCAATCTCTTCGTTTTCATCATCAGGCACGGCGCCGGGAACGTGAATTCCGTTATCAGTTTCACGAGAGAACGCGTCAGCGATGTAACTTACTCCAGCAGCGCTTTGCAGCACCATTGCCCAGCCCATTGGAAAGATCTGGTCGCCACCAGCACGAAGGCGGTTAAAGAGTGAGTTCTGGGTTTCGTCCAGAATCTCCGCCGCTTCAGCGTATCCGCCTGGCAAAGCGGCAATTGTCTTCCTGATTGCAGCCACCAGCCATGCGGGCTGCTTCTCAACTTTCCATTCAGGTTCTATACCCACGGTCATATCCTCTTTTCTGTGGTTTCTATCAAACCGCTGAATCTGTAGGCTTTTGGGGGCGACTAATCGCCTTGATCAATTCCTTTGAGAATTTTCCCTCGGAGGCTAAAGCGATTTTTTCCGCATAGTTAGTCTCGCCAGTAAAATCTGTACGAGGCAGACATCCTTTTTTCATCCACTTATAGATGGAACGAGCACTACATCCGCAAGCAGAAGAAATGGTAATTACACCAATCTCCTTAATTGCTTCGGTAAGAGTTGGGAGTTTTTTCTCTTGCATATGAACCTCACTTTATGAACTTAAAGTACATATTATGACGGAACTGATAGTTCACGCAAGTACACCTATTATTGAACTCATGGTTCAGGAAGAAAGAGCGCGACAAGACTTCTCCAAAAGGCTAGCGCTGGCCTGTGAAAAAGCTGGTTTACAGATTCATGGTCGACAGGCAGAAATTGCTAAGAAAATGAAGCTAACACCTAAAGCTGTGAGCAAATGGTTTAACGGGGAAGCAATACCAAGGCGCGGAAAGTTGCAGGAATTAGCAGCTTATCTTGGCACGTCTGCCACTTACCTGTTAGGTGACTCTTCTGAGGATGGGATTATCAAAAGACAAGCCAGTATTGCCAATGACGTTTACCGCGTCGACGTTCTCGACCTGACTGTCAGTGCGGGGCCAGGCTCGTTCATGATTTCTGAGTTTGTAGAAGTTCTGCATGCTATTGAGTTCACAAGTGAACATGCGCGCTCCCTCTTTGGTAACCGACCTCAGCACGATGTGAAGGTCATGACTGTAGACGGTGACAGCATGTGCCCAACGATTCAATCTGGTGACCGCCTCTTCTTTGATGTGTCAGTGAGGAACTTCAAGGTTGACGGAGTTTATGCATTTGTTTTCGGGCAACACTTTCATGTCAAACGTCTGCAAATGCAGGGATTACAGTTAGCCGTGCTTTCAGATAACCCGGCATACAAAGACTGGTACGTAACTGAAGAGAATCAGGACCAGCTATACATCATGGGCAAAGCCCTCATCCATGAGTCAATAGCGTATAACAAGCTGTAGAGACGAAGCTGCGGCTGGTTTAAGTTCCTTTCTGCGGAATTAAGATTATGATTTATGAAAAGGTTTTATTTATTTATACCACTTTATTGCAGGAAGGAATGGCGGCTGCCGGTTTTAACACTCCAAACGTGGTTCTTTTTGATGTTGACCCACTTAAGATCTATTCATTAGTTGTGACGTGCGGATTTTTAACAGATACATCTAAAATTTACTGGAACGAGATTGACGTAACTTTTAATGATAAATCTGTTATTGATCCTACATTCGATGGTGAAAGCACTTTCAACGTATTAGGCAGTGGATACCCAAACAAAGATCACTACTCCTCCGTTTCTTCTTTCTACCTGAAAGGCATAAGGTTAACAAACCCAGGTTTATACACTGCGAAGGTTTCCCTCTATGACAGCGGGGCAGACGGGAATAAAGGAAATCTAATTGATATTAAGGAAAGTCACTTTATCGTAGCGGGGGATTTTGAGTAGATGGGAGAGCTTTTTAAATTAAATAGTCCTAACCTTGAAAACACAAATTATGCACCTCATAATACTGAGCATGGTAGCGGCAGTGGCGGAGGTGACGATATGCTTCAGAGAGTGAAAGAGCTTGAAACAAAAGTCGCAACCCTTGTAACCGATGTTGCAATCATCAAAGACAAGCTAGCTTCAAAAGAAGATATTCAGTCAGTAAAGACAGAGCTACATAAAGAGTTGAATGCTCAAACATGGAAAATCATTACAGCTCTAGTCATAACTGTGCTTTTAGCTGTCTTTTCTAAATACTTTATCAAATGACCCGGGCGTCAGGCCGGGTTTTAATGCTTACTTCACAGCCTTACTACCTTTCCTCACTATCTCCGCAGCATCCCTGTTAACTCCCTTGCCGATCACATTGCCCGTTTCTCTGCGATACTGTTCCAGCTTCTTGATGATAGCTTCCTGCGTCAATGGCTGGCCTGAGAGCGACAAATCCATAACCGCCCTGCCCATGGCATGAACAATCATACTTACCCTTTCATCGTCCAAATCCATTAATGCGCCCCTTTCTGATGTTTATTTAATCATAACATCATTATCTGATAAAAATAAATAACCCGAAAAATCAATACATTATTGCATTGCAATCATTAAATGTACTTTTGGTACTTTACATAATTGAACTATTGGTACATATTAATTTCATTAGCTACTAACAGTTAGCAGTACGGCATATGGCACATGTGCCGCAGCGGTCCGAGGATTCCTTGCATTACTTTTTCCAGATCCAGCGGGTATCCGATCTGAAAGGAACACTTCACGAGAAGCAGGAAATTTCAGGGCATAAAAATGCATCACAAACGGCGAGATATAACCGAAAAATTTCTGTAGTACCGGTGGTCGGGGGGCAGTAATGCCCTCCTCAAATACCCAAAAGAACCAATACTCTTCAGATAATAATTCTCATTCGAATAATCAGATTCAGTTATCATCTTCAAAATCGAGGAAGGGTGCTCTTACTTAAATTTTTCAAAATTGAAGATGCGAAACATCTTATAAACCAGGATCAGCTACATCGTCGATGAACTGTCGAGCTTTGTCATTAAAGCCTACCGCAGAAAAAACAATTGTTAAGCTACCGTCACGGATGGTGACTGTTTGACGGCGCATGAATTCACCAATTAGGTGATTTATTCCTGCTTGTGTATAGGCGTACCAATACATTCCCATAGATGGGTCGCAGTTCTGCCACCAACGCAATTTAGTTCCATTAACATACATGCTTGACGAACTGCCAGAAGCTTTACATTCGATACCGTTACGAGGCAACAGGTAGGCATTCACATCACCTTTCATAGACTTTGAAAGAAGCATATACCAATAGCCATCATCTGACATGACTGTTGGTTCACCACGTTTATTGATGTACCAGCCTTCAGCATGGACTGGATTGAGAATACAACAAAGGAACAAAACTACTGAAGTAAAGGCACGCATTTAAAATTCTCCTTAAATTTTATGCTTAGAGAGATATTTTACTTGTATGAATGTCGAGTTCGGCTTCTCGTTAAATTGCACGAATACCATCATAGAGCAAGAAAGAATAACCTGAAGTAAAATTTAACTTGTACTTAGGTACTTCACCGTAAAAAAATTCTCGAATGGCGAAACGTAATGGCGAAAGAATGGTGAATGGCGAAAATTGGGCAATAAAAAACCACCTTTCGGTGGTTTATACGACACTGCTTCTCATTGATTTTATTCTAGTTTTCCCATGGTAGCCGGAGTGGGACTTGAACCCACACAGCGCGAACGCCGAGGGATTTTAAATCCCTTGTGTCTACCGATTCCACCATCCGGCCAGGGAAGAAAGTGGA